ACTTCGTTCCGCATGACGCGCAGGCGAAAGAGTTGGGAACGGGCAAAACTCGCCTGGAAGTTCTGGAAACACTTGGACTTAGAAACGTCACCGTAGCCCCGATGCACCGGGTGGAGGACGGGATTAACGCCGTCCGCGTGATGATTCCGAAATGCTGGTTTGACAAGACCAAATGCGAGCGCGGGATTGATGCGCTCAAGCTGTACCGGGCTGAATACGACGACAAGCTACAGGCATTGAGGCCACGCCCGGTTCATGACTGGGCAAGCCATGCTGCGGATGCGTTTCGGTATCTGGCGCTGACGCTGGACCGGGACGCGATCAATACCGGCTTTGGCCGCAAGCTCAACTATTCGGATGCGGGATTCGTTTGATGCTGGATTGGCTGGACTTTACCGGTGATTGGGTAAGCAGCCTGGTTCTTTGGTTCTGCGGTCATCGCGGGCTTAATTTACGACGCAGCAACTGCCGAGACCTTCTCGCTTCGCAAGGACTCATGGACCTGTGAGCGCAGCCACCTAGAAACAACAACGACGATCATGGGGGGCGGCAAGGTGATGACACCGATGACGACCACGCGTGAAGTCTGCGACGTGTGGGCGCGTAAGAAATGAAAAGGGCAGTTTAATGAAGGGCTATTTCAGCAACAAGCCTGCGGGCTTTGGTGCACCGCAGCCGCAAGGTGGATGGCCCGGTGGGCCTCCCCCTCCGATGTATACCCGCAACCTCGGTTTTCGCGTCGATGGTGGTGCCGATCCTTTTGCCCCGCGCGGCATGAAGCAGAACGACGCTTACAACAACTATTACCGGAATTACAACGCTTACAATCAGTTCGTGGGCCAGAACCCCGGCGCAGCGAACATGAACCTGTTCGGCAACCACGACCCAACGACAATGAAGTGGTCACAGTTGCAGAACGTCATGAACCGCCGCTATGACCGCATGGGTCAACAGCCTCCCGGCCCGCTGCCCCACATTGATCCCCCGATGGGCGGGCGCGTTCCGGCCCCGGCTCCTGGTGGCATCGGCAACCCCAACGGCAGAATGATGGGCGGCATGGGGGCTCCCAGCCCGATGAACATGGCGGGCGGCATCGAGCCGTTCATTCGTCGCATCCTCGGGATGTAGAGGGTGCCGAGCTTTTGGGACATCCTGCCGGCCAATTACTGGCGGGCCACGCAAGAGACGCTATTGCCCGCATTCGCTCCCACGGCTCGGGAGGCTGCGGCGCAACTGAGTGCCCAGCGGCACAACAAACCCGACGCGATGAGCATGGCGTTTGAGTTGGCTGGCGGCCCTATGCTGGCTCCCGCGCTCAAGGCCCCGCTGGCTCCGGTCAAGCAGGGCATCCGCGCCTATCACGGCAGCCCGCACGACTTTGACAAGTTCGACCTGTCGAAGATTGGCACGGGCGAAGGGGCACAGGCTTACGGGCACGGGCTGTATTTCGCGGAGAAGGAAGGTGTGGCGCGGCAGTATCGCGACCAACTGGCCGGCGCGCAGCGCGTCACGTTTGACGGCAAGCCGATATGGGAACAAGGGCAAACTACTTTAGGCATGGTGCATTTGCCGAAAGAGCAGCAACTAGCAATTGATGCGATAACGCGCGTTCCAGATAAGGAATGGGCCGTCAACTTTCTCAAGACGCGCTCACCAGCGCATGAGCCGCAAGGTTATAACGAGGCAAGGCTGAAGGCGATTGATTTGCTGGAGAGCGGGCGGGTTAAGCCTGACACCGCTGGCCGCATGTACGAGGTCAACATCAACGCCCATCCCGATCAGTTCCTCGATTGGGATAAGCCGCTCAGTGGGCAGGCTGAGGCAGTTAAGCAAGCCCTTGGCAGGGTGCCGTCCCTGGCCCCCGAATATCTTGTTAGTGAGCGCCTTACGGGCGGGCAACTTGCGCCGCAGACAATGCAGGGCGTGCAGCAGATGAAGGACGCCGGTATTCCGGGCCTGAAGTACCTCGACCAAGGCTCGCGCCAAGTCTCAGGTGGCGAACTGATTGACGTATTCAAGGGGCAAGGTGGCTGGCAAAGCAAGATCAGAATGAACCGCCCGAACGGCGAACAGTATTTTACGACTAGCGCGCCGCATCAAACCGAAGACGCGGCGAAACAATGGGCGATGGGTAAAATTCAAACACCCGGGACTCGCAATTACGTTGTCTTTGACGACAAGCTAATCGACATCCTGAAGAAATACGGGATTGCCGGCATGGGCGTCATCGGCATGGGTGCGGGACAGCAATCGCCTGTCCTTGGTTGGGAATAGAAGAACTCTCGCGGGCCGGGCGCTACTCCGGCTGCGGGCGGTTATCGTTGCGCTCCGCTGTCAGGGAATCGAACCCTGTTAGGTTGCCTAAGCACCGTTCTCATCCATACCCAACGTGTCTGCTTTCCACGCAGCCGCGAGAAGTCTTAATTTAGCATAGAACGGCAAAAAGAAAAACAATAAATGGCCGAACTCTCCCCGTCAGACCTCCGCGCTATCCTCGCGGCGGAAAAGGCAGACGCATTAGCTGCCGTCTCCGCATCCCGGCTCTCGAAAGAGCGTGGGGACGCGATGGATTACTACCTCGGCGATGTCAGCGCAGACATCCCCGACGAACCCGGCAGGTCCAGGGCCGTCTCCTCGGATGTGGCCGACACCATTGAAGGGCTGATGCCCTCGTTGATGGAGATATTCTGCTCCGGTGACGAGGTGGTGAAGTTCTCCCCGGTTGGACCGGAGGACGTGCCCGCCGCAGAGCAGGAAACCGACTACGTTAATCACGTCTTTTACCAGCAGAACCCCGGCTTTCTGGTTCTCTATTCATTCATCAAAGATGCGCTTTTGCAAAAGGTCGGCATCGTCAAGGTGTGGACCGAGGAAGAAAGCGACTCAGGCCGGGAGACTTATTACAACCAGCAGCCCGACGCGCTGGCGATGATCCTGCAGCAGCCGAATATCGAGGTTGTCGAGCACTCGGAGAACGAGGACGGCACTCACGACATCACGGTTGAAAGCAGCAAGCCCTACAAGTGCCACAAGGTCGAGCCGGTTCCCCCAGAGGAGTTCGGGATTAGCCGCCGCGCCAAGTCCATCAAGGACGCGACCTATTGCTTTCATGAAACCACGCGCACCGTTGGCGATCTGATTGACCAGGGCTATGACGAGGATCAGGTCAAGGCGCTGCCCTCAAGCGCGGGCGATGACTCCACGGAAGCCCAGACCCGCGACACGGTAGACGAAAGCACGGGCTCGGGCGACGAGGGGCTGAACGATGCGGCCCGCGCGGTCAAAGTCACCGAGCATTACATCCGGATGGATTACCGCCGCGACGGCAAGACGGCGCTATATCGCGTCGTGACAGGCGGTGAACAAAGCGAGGTATTGCGTCGCGACGGCAAGCCTGAGGTAGACCAGGTTGACATGGCCCCATTTGCAGCCATGACCCCGGTAATCGTAACGCACAGATTCTTCGGACGTTCCATTGCTGACCTCGTGATGGACATCCAGCGCATCAAGACGGCGCTGATGCGGGGAATGCTCAACAACCTCTATCTCCACAACAACCCCCGCGTGGAGGTGGCCCAGGCCCACGTTACCGATCAGACGCTTGATGACCTGCTTGTGTCGCGTCCGGGCGGCGTGGTTCGCACCAAAACACCGGGCGGCCTCAACTGGCAGGTTGTCCCAGACATTACCGGCTCGATCTACCCGGCCCTTGAGTACATGGACACCACGCGCGAACTCCGCACGGGTGTCACCCGCTCAGGGCAGGGCATCGACGCCTCGGCCTTACAGAACCAGAGCGCAACGGCGGTCAATCAGCAGTTCACGGCGGCCCAAGCCCGCATGAAGCTGATCGCCCGCATCTTTGCCGAGACTGGCATTAAAGACCTGTTTCTCCTGCTGCACGCGGAAATCCGCAAGCATGGCGATCAGGTGGAGACTGTGCGCCTGCGCAATCAGTGGGTGCAGGTTGACCCGAGGCATTGGAAAACCCGCTCGGACCTCACGATTGACGTGGGCCTCGGCGCGGGTGGCAAGCAACAGGAACTCGCCAACCTGATGCAAGTCGCCACCATGCAGAAGGAATTGCTCATGGGCGGCATGAGCAATTTGGTCACGCCCGAGAACATCTACGCCACGGCGAAAGAGTTAACGCGCCTGATTGGCAAGAAAGACCCGGACACGTTCTTCTCGAACCCTGAAGGCCAACCCCCGCCCGAGCCGCCGCCCGATCCCAAGATGCTGGAAGTCCAGCTTAAGGAGAAGGAACTGGAACTCAAGGGCCAAGAAGTCCAGATGAAGGCCCAGCTTGATGCGCAAGCCGACGAGCGCAAGGCGCAAATCGAGCAGGTGCAGGCACAAGCGGACATCGCCACGCAGGACCGCAAGACGCAGGCCGATTTGTTGCTGGCCCAGCAGAAGTTCGAGCTAGAAAAAGAACTGAAGCTGATGGATCACCAACTCAAGCGCGAGCAGCACGCCGCCGATATTGAGATGAAGCGCGAATTGCACGGGCAAACCCTGCAACGCGAGCACTTCAGCATGGAAGCGAACGCGGAAGCGCATGCCCACAAGATGGAACAGGCCGGGGGCAAGGCGAAGCCCAGGGCCAAGGCACCGTTGCCCGGCACGCCTGAGAAAAAGACCCGCAAGCGGATCAAGACCCCGAGCGGCAAATACTACGAGATCGAGGAAGATTAATGGCCACATATACCAAATATGAGACGGCGATTGAGAAGCTTTGCAACAAGCTGATCGACGCCTTCGGCACGACTGACACATGGAAGGCCGTTATTCACACCGACGCTCCGGTTGTGGCGACCGATTCCACCCTGACCGACCTGACGCAGATTTCAGGTGTTAATGGTTATACCACGGACGGCGATAACGCCACGTTCAACAGCACCCGCTCAGGCGGCACGGTAACGGCCACCGGGACGGATATCGTCTGGACCGCCTCGGGCGGCAACCTCGGCAACAGCACGACCGGGCGCTATGTGACGCTGTATGACGATACGTCTACGGCGAACGACCTGTGGTGTTCGTGGGATTACGGCGCGACCTTCACGGTGGCGACGGGCGAGACATTCACCCTCGACTTCGGCGCATCCATCTTCACGATTGCCTAATGCTAGAAATCTTAGTCGCGGCATACATCTGGGCCTGTATTGGCATCTTGGCGCTGATGCCGTTATTTGGCATGGCCCTCCTTGTGGCGATGATAGTTGAAGAAATACGCGGGGCCTAATGCAAGAACTGGCCTGCAAGCGCTATCCGGTCAAGAAGCTAATGGGGCTGCTGCCGGTCAAATACCTTGAGGCGTTGGAGCAGAACCAGAAGATTGCGTCCTGCTGCCGGCATCCCGAGAACCACGAGATCGAGGCGTTCAAGTCGAAGCCCGACGAGAAAGCCCCCGACATCTATATCTTTCACTGTAGCTGTGGCCGCCAGCATCGACGCTTTTGCATTGGCGGCGGAGATGTGAGGCCGGTCTGGGAAGTGGCCTAGACTATGGCATTTGGAGCACTGAAAGGAGTTTGCGCTGGCTCGGTTGCCAGCATCGTCAACCCGTTCCCGACAACGGTATTTCAGACCGGCTCCGGCGCGGTTGTCGTTGGCGATCTGGTGTTCTGCGTTGTCGGTCAGCAAACCAACCTTACAGCGACAGCTTGCGCCGATAACCTCGGCAACACCTACACCGCAACCAACGCCGGGACCGACGCGGGCACCGTATCAGGCCGGGCCTTTTACAGCCGCGTCACCGTTGCCGGGACGATTACCGCCGTCCAGGCGACGACCACGGCAAGCACCAACGATGCGGTGATTATCGCGGCGATCTTCGAGGGGCCGTTCGTTCCCTCTCCGGTCGATGCGAACATTGCGAATGCCACGGGCGACCTGACCTCGCCCTTCACCTGTCCCAATACCGGCGTGCTGGCGCAGGCCAGTGAGCTTGTTCTGTGCTGGGGTGTGTCGAACGGTCCCGATAGCTGGCTGGCGACTTCGCCCAACCTGCTCGCCGGGGAGCAAATCAGGTCAGCCGTCGCGGCCAAGATCGGTTATCAGGTTGTCTCGGCCACCACGGCTATCGCTCCTGAGTTTACTAGCGGCGTCAATCCAAGTGTTTGCCTACTGGGCACCACGACATTCAAGGCGGCGAAAAGCCTTGCTGCTGATGCTGGCTCCTATGCCTTAACCGGCACGGCGGCGACCACCAAGGTCGGATTCAAGGTCGCTGGCGCGGGAGGCTCCTACGCCCTAAGCGGTACGGATGCCACGCTGACGATAGCGTCAGCCGCCAAGATACTGACGGCAGACGGCGGAACCTACGCCCTTAGTGGTACGGCTGCCTCGCTAGAGCATGGCTGGGTGGTGGGGGCCAATGCTGGCTCTTACGCCCTGACCGGCACCGCTGCTTCGACCCTGCACGCATGGCGCGTTTCTGCGGCGGGCGGCAGTTACGCCCTCACCGGCACCGACGCCACGATGGCGATTGCCAGTGACAAGCTGCTGGCTGCCGATGGCGGCAGTTACAGCCTGACCGGCACGGCGGCTTCGCTCCTGCATACCTGGGAAGTCGCAGCCGAAGCGGGCAGCTACGCATTAACCGGCACCGCTGCCACGCTGACGGCAACGTCATCCGAGCCCGAGGCCCCCCCGGAAGTGGGCGGCGGCGGGATTTCAGGCGGCTCGTTCTCCCGCAGGCAATGGGAGGCGATCCGCAAGGCCCGCAAGGCGCAAGAGCGGGCAGAAGAAAAGGCCAAGGAACTGCCGACCCGCACGCAGCGGGAACGGGTGGAACTGGCGGCTGAGATTTCGGCCAAGGCTATCGAGCTAGTCCAGGCCGCCGAGGAAAAGACCTCGCTGGTCAAGCTGACGCTGGCGCTTGATGCTGCTGCCTCCGCGCAAACCGCACGGGTGAGGCTGGCTGCGGCAAGCAAGGCCATCGCAGAGGCCAAGGCGCTGATTGCGCGTGTGGCCAAAGAGAAAGCTGACGCTGAGATTGCACGCGTGGCCAAAGAGAAGGCTGACGCCGACGAGGAGGAGGAAGCCATCGCGCTCCTGTTGTTGCTGACATGACAGACGAGGACAAAACCCAGTTAGCCATCTCTCGCGGTGCCCGCGCCAAGGCGCTGCTCGGGGATGACCTTTTGACCGAGGCGTTCACAACGCTTGAGGCGGAATATCTCAAGGCGTGGCGAGCAACCGGCGTCAAGCAGATGGAGGAGCGGGAACGCTTCTGGCAAGCCATTCAGCTTCTTGGGTTGGTGCGCGACCATCTCGGGTTTGTTGTAGGAGACGGCAAGATCGCGCAAGCAGAACTCGACAGGCTCAAGGGGATGAAATGAGGGCTGAACCAATCCGCTATTCGATTGAGGAGGGCGGAGAATGGCACGAATGGAAGAAGTGGCCAGAAAGCCCCAAGCCGCACATTCACGCCGTTCAGTTTAGCGACTACTCCATTTTCGACACAGTTAACGGCTGGCGGAAAAAGCCAGTTGTGCGCGTGAAGGCAGTAACCAAACGGGCATAAGCCCCAACAACAAGAAGGACAACAATGTCACTCGATAACGTCGCCCCCAGCGACGTGAGCGCCCCCGCATCCGCGCCCGCTCCCGTCTCTGCCCCGGCTGATACCTCACCGATCTCCGCCCGCGATGCAGCAGCAGCCCTCTCAAATGCACGCTGGGAAAAGGCAAGAAAAGCCCAACAGGATGCTCCGCCTGCCGCTCCCGTAGAGCAGCCAGCCGAGCAACCGCTCGAAGAATTAGCCCAAGAGGCTGACGCCGCCCCTCCAGAAGAGGCTACCGGCGAGACGCAAGAGGCCGAACCGGCAGATACGCTGCCGCCCATCGAGCCTCCCAGGTCATGGACGACTGAGGAAAAGGACCGATTTCGGAGCCTCCCACGCGAAACGCAGGAATACCTAGCGCAACGCGAGCAGGACCGTGACCGATCCGTTCGTCAGTCCCAAAACGAGGCCGCTGAACTTAAAAAGGCTATTGCAGCCGAAAAGCAAGCGGTGGAACAGGCAAGGCAACAGTACGAGCAAGCGTTACCCGCCCTTCTGCAAAGCGTGCAGGAGGCAATGGCGGGTGAGTTCGCAGACATCATAACAACTGCGGACGTTATAAATCTCTCAAAAGAGGATCCATTCCGTTTCAACCAGTGGCAGGCACACCAGATGAAGGTCGCCGCCGTAGCCCAGGAAGTCGAGGCCGCAAAGCACCGACAGGTAACGGAGTTTCAGTCCAAGTGGGCCGAGTTTGCCCAGCGTGAGGACAGCAAGGTGATGGAAGCAATTCCAGAGCTTGCCGACCCCACACAGCGAGAGACGATCCAAAAAAGCGCAGTCAATTACCTTCGGGAACTTGGCTTCACTGACCAAGAGTTGGGGCAGGCGTGGAACGGGCAGGCTTCGATCAGCCCGCGCGATCACCGCTTCCAGATTCTTGTCCGTGACGCCGCCAAGTACCGCGAGGCACAGGCGACAGCAAAGAAGACGTTGACAACTGCCAAGCCGCTTCCGCCCGTTCAGAAGCCCGGTGTTGCTCCGCCGAAGGGCGCGAGTAACGCAGCACTCATTGATAGCCTGAGCAAGAAGCTCTCACAAACAGGAGACTGGAAGGTAGCCGCGCAACTGCGGATCGCCAAACGCGCCTCCAAATAACAACGGGGCCAAAGAGCCCCCAATAACAATAAGAAACGAGAAACGACAATGTCTCTCCCTACCGATACCTTCACGACCTATTTGGCCGTGGGCAACCGCGAAGACCTGTCCGACGACATCTATCGCATTGACCCGACCGACACCCCGTTCATGACGGGCGTTGCCAAGGTGAAAGCCTCTGCCGTCAACCACGAATGGCAGACCCAGGCGCTTGCCTCTGTTGACACCTCCAACGCGGTGCTCGAAGGCGACGACGCCACGACCGACGCGGCGACTGCAACTGTCCGCCTCGGCAACATCTGCCAGATCTCCGACAAGGTGGCTCGCGTCACCGGCACGCAGCAGGCTGTTGAGCACGCTGGCCGCGACGACGAGTTGGCCTATCAGGAAATGCTCAAGGGCATGGAACTGAAGCGCGACATGGAGTCGATCCTTGTCGGCACCAACCAAGCCAAGAACACTGGCGCTGCTGCAACGGCCCGCAAGACGGCCTCGATCCTCTCCTGGATCAAGACCAACACCTCCAAGGGCACGGCGGGCGGCGCTGCCGATCCGACAACTGCTGACGGCGCGGGCACCCGCACCGATGGCACTCAGATTGCGTTCACGGAAGCCCGTCTGAAGACGGTTTTCTCCGCGATCTGGACTGCCGGTGGCAAGCCGAACGTTGTGTTCACGGGCGCTTTCAACAAGCAGGCGTTCTCGACCTTCACCGGTCGCGCCACTGTGACCGAGGATGCGAAGTCCAAGACCATCATTGCGTCGGTTGACGCCTATGAGTCCGATTTCGGCAAGGTCAAGGTTGTCCCCAACCGCTTCCAGCGCAGCCGCGACGTGCTGGTTCTGGAAATGGACAAGTGGGAACTCGCGCACCTGAATGGCCGCAAGATGGTCAGCACCCCGCTGGCGATCACTGGCGACTCGCGCCGCAAGCACATCCTCTCTGAGTACGCACTGGTTGCGTGCAACGAGAAGGCGAGCGGCGGCGTGTTCGACAACACCACCTCGTAACCATAGGAACGGGGGCCGCGCCAATGCGGTCCCCAACCCATAACAAACAATAAGGGGACACTCCTATGTCTACAATCTACACCCTACAGAACGAGTCCGACATCGGCACTGTTGCCGACGCTGACCAACTCGCAATCTATGACGCGAGCAGCGGCAGGACAAAGAGCGTCACGGCACTGGGCCTGAAGAACTACGGTTCCGTTGGCTCGCTTGTTGCCGGTGGCGCAACCCTGACCGTTGTCGAGGCAACCCACGCCGGCAAGATCATCGCGCTGGATACGGCTGCCGGCACCATCGTCACCCTGCCGACCAGCACGGGCGGCGGCGCGGTCTATCGCTTCCTGGTAACGGTTACCGCAACGTCGAACAGCCACGTCATCAAGGTTGGCAACGCGACCGACGAAATGCGCGGCTATGTCATTCAGGACTCCGACACGGCGACTGCCCCGAACATCTGGTGGGCAGCCGACAACGACGACACCATCACTCTGAACCGCACGACCTCCGGTCTGGCGGCGCAGGGTGAGTATTTCGAGATCGTGGACGCCACCTCCGGTCACTTCTTTGTCCGGGGCGTCTCACAGGCGAGCGGCACTGAAGTTACGCCGTTCTCCGCGACTGTCTAATAACAACAAGAGCGGGTTAACCGCCGAACCTTGGGCGGGGCGCAAATGCCTCGCCCATTTTCATTTCACTCTGAGGAAACAAATCAATGGCTCTCCCTGTTCCACGGCCCATTAGCGAAACGCAGGTTTCCGCTTACATGGCCGACCTTTCAACCGCAAGCTCGGCGTTTACGGTGGCTCCCTGCCGTGGCCGCGTCGTGCGGGCGTTCTCCACCATCTACAACGCCACAACCGGCGCGGATGCTGTGTGGACAATGAAGATCAACGGCACGGCGATCACCGGCGTCTCGGTGACTGTCACGCAGTCCGGCTCGGCTGCCGGCGACGTTGACACCGGCAACCCAACAGCAGCCAACACGGTCAACGAAGGCGACAACATCGAGTTCGTTTCCGATGGCGCGTCCTCGACAACCTGCCCGACCATGTTCGTGGCCGTCATCGAGCGGGATTAATGAACATGCAGTATTTCGGAACGGGCCGTCTCGGTACGCACCAAAGCGTTGCGTATACCGGGACGGCGGGCACCATCACAACTGCGATGAGCGACGGCGTGAATAAGGTGCGCGTTGTCGTCACCACGACGGCATACATCAAGATCGGTTCCAGCCCCACGGCGACGACCTCGGATGTGTATCTGCCGGCTGATGCGGCGGAGTATTTCACCATTCGCCCCGGCGAGAAAGTATCCGCAATCCAAGTGGCGAGCGGCGGCACCCTTCACGTCACAGAGATCGTCTAAATGAACTTCGGCAGGCTCGGCAAGTTTTTCGGCAAGGCGGGCGCGTTGTTTTTCCTTCGCGACCCGTTCCCTGAGTTTGTTGAGCCGGAAGTTGACACCACACCGGATGCCTTTGTGCTTACCGATCTGTTGGTCACCGAGACATCGACTGTCTATGAGTCCAACACCATCACCGTCAACGGCATCACGCCGGGCGAAACCGTTGCCCTGACCATCACGGGCGGCGATTACGCCATTGGCGTGCTTGGCGGATCGTTCGGTGCCTGGGCATCGTCCGCAACGACGGTGCAGGCCGGTGATATTGTAAAAGTCCGCACCACAAGCTCGGCCAGCGATTCAACCTCTGTCAACGTAGTTCTAACCATCGGTGGCGTGTCCGATACTTGGACCGTGACAACCGATGCAGCGGTTCCCGTCGCTGACACCACCCCCGACGCCTTCACCTTCACCGATCAAAGCGACATCCAAGCCGGTGTTGTGACCGAGAGCAACGAGATTCAGGTTCTCGGCACGACCCACGGCGCACCCGTTGCGATGACGATTACAGGCGGCGAGTATTCGGTCAATAGCGGCGCTTGGTCATCGGCTGCGCGTAACGTTGTTTTAGGCGACCTAATCAAGGTGCGCGGCACCGCTGTTCCTGCGGCAGACCCCGACGAGGCCAGTGTTGTATTCCGCTCAAGCTTCGAAGCCGCGAACGGCTCGACCACCGTCACCGACGACAGCCCCACGCCTCACACCCCCACGGTGTCGGGCACCGGGGCGCAAATCAGAACGAGCAAGTTCAAGTTCGGGGCCTCGTCCTATTACAACGCCCTGAGCGGCGCAAACGGCAAGATCAGCATACCGGACCACGCGGATTTTGAGTTTGCCGCAGGCAACTTCACCCTGGAAGGCTGGTTTGCTTGGGCTGCGACGGCATCTAGCACGGCCTACCTTCTCACAAAGGACAACACCACCGGCAACCAGCGGTCATGGCAGTTTTTCTACAGTGCCAGCGCGGACAAGCTGGTCCTCAGCCTCTCCGCCGATGGCGTCACTTATACGCAAGTGGCGGTGGAAACCGGCACATGGGTTCCGGTCACCAATCAGTGGTATCACCTCGTCGCTGATTTCGACGGCACGACCTACCGCATCTATCGCGACGGCGTCATGGTCGGCAGCGGCACCGCGCTGGTCACCGCCTTTAACAGCACCGCTCCTTTCTGCATTGGCAACAATGACAACGCGGATGCCGAGTTTCCCGGCTATATCGACGAGGTTCGGATTACCAATGGCGCTGCGCGCTATGGCAGCAATAACGGCTATACCGTTCCCGCTGCTCGCTATGGCCGATCCTCCGACACGGGGTCAGTCGCCGTTGCCCTGACCGTTGGCGGAGTGAGCGACACCTTCACCATCGCGACAATCGCAACTCCGTCTGCACTCGACACCACCCCGACCGCCTTCACATTCGATCCCCTCGTTGATGTGGGCTTCGAGCTTCAATACGAAAGCAACACGATCACCGTTGCCGGGATTAATACCGCCTCGCCGATCTCGGTCACCGGAGGCGAATACTCCAAGAACGGCGGGGCCTACATCTCCACCGCAGGCACCGTTGTTGTGGGCGACACCGTCAAGGTGCGCGTCACAAGCTCCGCCCTGAACTCCACGACCACGACCGCCACCCTCACCATCGGTGGCGTGTCCGATGGCTTCGATGTGACCACGGCTGCGGTTGGCAATAGCGCGCAGTCCATCATCTTGGACACCGACATCGGCGGCGACGTTGACGACATCGTGGCGCTTGGCTTGCTTGCGAAAAAGCACGTTGCTGGCCTGATTAACCTTCTGGCGGTTGTTATCTCCACCGACTCCGACGCCGATGCGGGCGCAGCCCGCGCCACGCTGGATCACTACGATTGCGATGATGTCCCGGTCTATGCCTATCAGGGCACGATTGCCACGACATTCATTGACCAATATTCGACGGCGGTGCGCGACCGTTTCGGCACCGTTGGACAATCTCGCACGGCTTTCACCGATGACCTGATTGGCTTGCGTACCCTGCTGGCGCAGGTTCCCAATTCTTCGGTTAAATATCTTTGCATCGGCGGCCACACCTCAGCCTCGCGGCTGCGGACCAGCCCGGCTGACGGCATCTCGGCGCTCACCGGCAATCAGCTTGTCACCAACAAGATCACTGAACTCTACACCATTGCCGGCTTCTTTAATCCCGAGACAGGCGCGATTGAATACAACCTGAGCCGCGATCCTACCGCGTCACAGGACATTGCGGACAACTGGCCAACGCCGGTGATCTGGCATGGTCAGGAAATCGGCGCGACGGTCGCTGTCAGTCCTCCATTCGGGGCAAATCCGCACGAGGACCCGATCCGCTATGCGTGGGAGGCTTATGACATCGCTGGCGGGTCATGGTCTTCAACCGAGGGCAAGCGCCAAGCCTGGGACCCGCTGCTAGCCTTGTATGGCTCTGATTCTGCTCACCGCACGCAATACGGCTTTTTCCGGGAGAATGCGACGGTTTCAGTGTCGGTGGCGGGTGTGGGCACATCCTCGGCCACGGCTGGAAACGATGACATCGTGTCCAAGGTGGCATCGGACGCAACCCTCGCGGCTGAGATTGAGGCTGATCTGGAAGAACTGATTGGCATTTCGTACACGAACCTCGTTTCGAAATCCAACGGCTTCCTGACGCGGACGACCGCGCCCATCTACACCACGCCGTGGACGACATTCAACGGCACGGTGACCTATGGCTTTGCCGATCCATTCGGCGGCACCGATGCCTTCAAGTTTACCGAGACTACGGCAAACGGTGTTCATGCGGTCAGCGCCAAAGAGTTCTGGACCGTTAGCGCCACGTCCTACGTCGGTGAGTTTTACGCCAAGATGGGCACTTGGCGTTATGTGCAAATCAGTCTTGGGGCAGGCGGTTTCTCGACCCAACGCTTTGCCAACTTCGACCTGCAATCAGGCGTGGTCGGCACCAAGGGCACCGGCACCACCGCGTCGTGGATTACGCCGGTCCCCGGTCAGGATGGCTGGTATCGGATTGGAATGAGGGGCACGGCGACGGCCAGCGCTTACAGCGGCGGCATTACCATTGTCAGCGTTCCCTCCGCAAGCGCAACGCGCAACCAAAGCTTTGCCGGCTCGACCTCTAACGATTTCTACTTCTACGGCGCGTCCCTGGTGGCGGGCGTTACGACGACGCAAACCTATGTTTCGACGATGGGAGCCGGGTCCGTCGCCCCGCCCTCGTCCGGCACATTCGACACGCTCGCTGGTCCGACGCATCCTCTATTTGCCCCGACCTCTTGGCCCTATTACGACATTAGTTCCTCAAGCCTTCCAATTCATGCTGACTCGGCAAGCTATACCACCGAGTTCGTTGCGAACATCGCGGAATACTACGGCCACGTCGGGATTAATTACGCGCAATACACCGCCCCGATCTATGTCGTCGATGACACCGTGCCGAACATCTATGTAGCGCACCGGCAGAACGACGGCATAACCATCCATTCGGGCCTGCAAGCCCAGATGGTAGCGGTTCCGGTCCCTGAATATGCTCAGGTGTCGGTCGGCACTGACAGACAGATGACCATCTATCGTCCCTCGACGGATGAATGCTGGGAGTTGTTTAACACCAAGCTGCAAACAGACCTTACCGAGCCGCCCTACGATCTACCGATTCTCGATCCCGACGGCAACGTAGTGAAGTGGGTTATCCGATGGGGTGGGCGCTTACAGAATATGTCCACCATCACCCCCCAATTCACCAAGCCTTATGGGCAAATGGCGTCGGGCATTCCCGTTCTTGCTCAGATGGTGCTTGTGCACGAGATGCAGACCGCTCTCGCCACGACGGGATACGGCTCGCTGCCGCACAGCGTCAAGTTTGGCTACACGCCCAAAACAGCGGATTGGCGGCGCTTTTCGTGGCCGGCGAATCGTTCAGACGGAGGCAGCACCAGAACGGAGCCATTCCGCATTATGTACGGTCAACGCTTCCGGCTTCCGCCAACTCTTGATCTCGACGATTACCCCTCGCTGCACCCAATCGCGAAGGTCATATTCCGCACCCTGCAAAAGCACGGCGGGGTCATCGCCGACCGTGGCGGGCTGGTAACCGTCGCCTTTGAAAATCGACAACGCTGGACCTCGCAAGGCCAGCCCGATCCGTGGGCTCCGATTTTCAACGGCACGCCCAGCTATGACGTTTTCGACGGGTTCCCCTGGAGTTCGGTGGAGTGGCTGCCGCTCGACTTCGGCAGGCCGGGCACGACCTACGCCGGGAATACCGGTTACTAATGCCGGTCCTTGAGGCGTTGCCGGTCATCCTGATGGCGCTCGCCATCGTGTTCCTTCCGCTGCTCGATCACTGAGGCACAATGACGACTGTTACAGAACTTTCCCTTGACCGGGGCGAGAAGCTCATCGTTGCGCGCACCGTGCAGGACGTTGAGCCGATCCTCGAACACAACAGGATGTTGCGCTCGATTGAGCAAAAAAGCGACTGGGGGCGGCACGTCGCCTCCATTCCCAACGTGATCCTCGTCAAGTGGGCTAATGAGGAATACGAGCGCGGCAACGTCTCGGTGCGCCTGTTCACGCCCGAGTTCGACAAGATCGTTGAACGCAAGCTGAAAGACCCGGAGTGGGCCTATCTCCGCACTGACATGAAATCACATCGCACAGGGTACGGCAGCTAAATGGCGCTCACCACATACGCAGAATTGCAGACAGCCGTTGAAAACTGGCTCGCCCGCGACGACTTGACGGACTATATCCCGGACTTCATCACGCTGTTTGAAGCCCACGCCAACCGCGTCTTGCGCGTGCGGCAGATGGAAACCACGACATCGCTGACGCCATCGTCAGGCGCAGCCACGCTGCCGAGCGACTTCCTTGCCGCCCGCCGCGTGACCTGGGCGGGGGACACCTCGCGTCAGCTTGAATACATGCACCCCGATCTGCTCTATGCGTCCTACCCGGATTCGTCGGAAGGCGTGCCGGTCAACTACACGATCGAGGGCTCGACGCTGACGGTGCGGCCATCCAGCGACGACTCCATTACGCTCGGATATTTCGAGAAGATCGACGCGCTTTCCGGCTCGGTCAACTGGCTCTTTAGCTCGCACCCCGACGCCTACCTGTTCGGCACGCTGGCAGAGGCGCACGGATTTCAGGTTGACGAGAGCAGGCTGCAACTCTGGGCACAACGCCGTGATCAGGCGCTAGAGGCTGTCCGGGGGGCCAGTTTCCTGAGCCGTAGCGGGATGACCACGCGGCACATGGGCGCGACTCCCTGATGCCGATCCTTATGTTTCCGACCTATGCCCCGGACGTTACAGACTTTCAGGCGATGTCTACGGCATCTCTGCTCAACGTACTGCCGCGCGGTGACGGCTATGGGCCATTTCCTGACTTCGCCGCCTATAGCGACCCGGCAGCGGCGGCGTGCCAAGGGTTCTTTCGCGCCCTGAAAAGCGACGGCACCTCCCAGCTATTCATGGGAACGGTGAACAAGCTGCGTTTGATGAATCCGACGACGCTGGCATGGGATGATGTATCGAAGGCGCTGGGCACCTATACCGACCTTTCGAGCGGTCACAACTGGCAATTCGCACAGTTCGGCGATCTTGTCATTGCGGTCCAAGCTAATACCGTTCCGCAGGTTTACGACCTCTCAAGTTCGACGGAGTTTGCCGACCTTGGCGGCTCGCCCCCGCAGGCGGCCTATATCTCCATTGTCGGGCGCTTTGTTGTTCTGAGTGGGCTTCTCTCCGAGCCATACCGCATTCACTGGTCTGGGCTAAACGCGGTTACAACGTGGACCTCGGGGACGAGTTCAAGCGACTTCCAGGACCTCCCGGACGGCGGCATTGTGCGCGGCGTGGCGGGTGGTGAGTATGGGACGATCTTTCAGGACGGCGCTATTCGCCGGATGCTGTTTGCTCCCGGCTCTCCGCTGATTTTCCAGATTGAGCGCGTATCGGAGGACATGGGACTTCTCGCGCCCTATTCCGTAGTGCGCGCCGGTTCCCGCACGTTCTTTCTGTCGTCCAACGGGTTTCAGGTGATTGGACCGGGCGGCGCTCCTGTGCCGATTGGCCGGGAACGTGTTGACCGCACCGTCCTTAACGAACTGGACCGGGGCGAGATGCAACTGATGCTTGGCGCGTCCGACCCGCGTTCCTCGCGCGTGTTCTGGGCTTACAAGACGGGCGGCTCCGCTGACCTGTTCGATAAGATTCTGGCTTACGATTACACGCTCGACCGCTGGTCTGCCATCGAGATGCAAGGGGAATATCTCGGCTCGCTGGCGCAGCCGGGAACCAGCCTGGAATCGCTTGACGCCATTTCCGGTTCGATTGACGACCTGCCGTTTTCGTCGCTGGACGATATTTCTACCGGGGTTTCTCCCGAGATCGCCATGTTCGATTCGACGCATAAGCTCGGCTTCTTCCGGGGCGCAAACCTTGAGGCCACGCTGGAAACCGCCGAACAGGGTCAGGATGGAAGGCGCTTCTTTGTAAGGGGCTTCCGCCCGATCACGGATGCCACCACGGTTTACGGCAGACTGTCGAAGCGCGAGACAATGGCTGCGGATGCCACCTATAGCGACGAAACGCTCTTTAGCAGCAGAACCGGCCTTTGTCCGCAGCGGGTGTCAACGCGCTACTCACGCGGCAAGATACGGATTCCTGCCGGCGAAACCTGGACCTTCGCACAAGGCGTTGAGCCTGTCGTGACCCCGTTAGGTGAACAATGAGCGCACCCGTTATTGATCCCAACGAGAAAAACCTTGCCAAGTTCGCCCATGCCATCAACGAACTGGGGCGGGGCCGGTCCAACTCGGTTGGCAGCTTCACGATGGATGCCGTGGGCGGAAGCACGACAGTCACGGCGTCGAATGTCAGCAGCAGTTCAACCGTCCTGGTGATGGCTGAGACGGCTAATGCCGCGACCGAGATGGGCGCGGGGTCACTGAGAATCGTTCCCGGCAAAGGCGAGTTTGTTGTCCATCACACGGCGGGGGTTGGAGGGCGGACTTTCCGCTGGGCTGCCTTTGGCTGATGCGGTCCCGATCTGTGTCCCGCCTGACAAGGTGCCGGAGGTTTGGCCCTATGTCTGGGAGATGGTCGAGAGGGCTTACGACAAGACCGACTTCGGGCTGTTCTCAGAAGTAGAGGAAGCGGTGTTTGCTGGCCGCGCTCTGCTCTGGATTGTGTGGCGCGAGCCTGAAATCCTCGCCTGCGTCATCACGCAGATACGACCGACCAAGAGAAGCAAGGTTTGCTACCTGAGCGCCTGCGGTGGACGGCAGCGCAAGCTCTGGACCCACCTGATGGCGGCAAGCATAGAGAAATACGCCCGCGACATGGGCTGCACCAAGATGCGCGCCACGGGGCGCAAGGGCTGGACGCGGATTCTGCCAGACGCCCGCGAGACGCTCGCTATTTTCGAGAAGGACTTAACTTAATGCCACAAGCTACGATGGGCGGCTCAAGCTCAAATACAAACTCAAGCTCGCAGACGCACGCGACTAAACAGCCGTGGGGCCCGACGATTGAGCCGCTGACGCAGATTATTGGTCTGCTGTCCGGTCAGATTCCGAACTACGCGACGACCGACAACGAAAACCGCGCGTTCGACCAGTTGACGAGCATGGCGACGAGGTGGGGCAATCCGTTCGACGCGCATTCCGCCTATGCTGGGCACTCCGCATACAATCTCGGCAGCAAGACCGGCCCGCTACAGGCAGCGCAGAACCGACTCGACAGGCGGTTAAGCCCCTATGCCGATGGCAAGCACATGGGACCGGGCGGCAATCCCGAGTTGCAGAAGTATCTCGACGTGATGACCAACGACATCAGCAACCGCACAAGCCAGATGTTTGCGGGTGCGGGGCGGGATATGTCGGGCGCTCACGTTGGCACCATGTCGCGCGGCATTAGCGAGGGCTTGGCCCCGACGCTGGCGAATCAATACAACACGGATGCGCAGCGCCAGATTGACGCTTCCAACATGATTTACAACTCCGCCAACACAACGGGCGCGGCCCGCACGCAGGCCCAGTTGGCCGGCAGCCAGCTTACCGGACAACGCCTGAATATGGCGGCGTATCAACCCAATATGCTGCTCGACATTGAGAAGCAGCGACGCGGCTTGCCGATCAACAACCTCGCTCACCTGACCTCCATTCTCGGCCCGCTGGCGCAGCTTGGCGGCACGGTGGACAGCGACACGACCGGACAAAGCAGCACTAGCGGCTCGTCCTTCGGCATTGGCATGGGAGGGGGCAAATAATGCCTGGGATGTTTGACGGTTGGGATACAGGTCAAGGTGGCGGTAGCGCGGGCATTCTACCGCCGTGGCTGACGCAACTTCTTCAGCAGACGCCCCCTGACGTGTTATTGCAGGGAATCCAGGCGTTGACACAGGGCCAAGGACAGGCCCCTCAGCAGGCTCCGCAAGCGCCCCCACAGCCAACGGGTAGCCCGATACTGCCGCAGGGGGCACAATTCGCCTCCATGCAGCCCCAGATGGGCGGCTATGAGCCTCGCAAGAGCATCTTTGACAGGCCCGACAGCATTCCCGGCGACCGCATGGACGGCGCGCCTCCCGCAATGGGTGGAATGCCGCAGATGCAGCCTCCAGGCGCGTCCGCAATGGCTCAGGGTGGTGGGGGTTATTCCCCCGCCCCAAGTGGCGGAATGGCCCCCACGGGCGGAATGGGCGGACTATTCGGCGGTGGTGGCGGCTTAGGCCCACTGGCTTTGCTGATGCCGAGGACAGCCGCGCGCATGGCGGAGCAACAGCAGCAGGGTCAAGCCAGAATGGAGCTTTACAAGGCGCTGCTTGCTGAAGGCGTCAAGCCGCAGGTTGCTATGGCAGCCGTGATGAATCCATCAATAGCGTCAACCGTCGCGCAGCAAGCCTTTGGCGGCGGCACGAAGCCAGAAGATCAAAAGCTATTTGAGCTTGCACGGAGCCAAGGCTTCCAGGGCACGATCATGGACTTCATGGCCGCAAAGCGCGGCGGGGCCGGAGAGCTTGGCCTAGATATTCACTATGGGGTCAACGATAAGGGCGAGACTGTTGCCATGCAGGCGGCAAAGTCAGGTGGCTTAAGGCCCGCCGAGATGCCGCCCGGCGTCAAACTGGCCCCCGGCGTTGAAAAGGTTGATCTGGGCACGCATTACGGTTTCATCAACCGAAAAACCGGCGATCTGGTCCGCACCGAACCGAAAAACGTCGCGGGCAGGGAGAAGCAAGAGGAAGAAGGAAAGGCGGCTGGCAAGGCTTCGGCAATGCTACCGCAGGTCAAGACCACGGTTGAGAACTCATTCCAGACTATCGAGAAGCTAAAGAAGCACCCCGGCATTGATGCTGGTACTGGCATGACGGGCACGATAGCCGGTCGCGTTCCCGGCACTAGCGCCTACAACTTCCAAGCCATGAATAAGACCGCAAGCGGTCAAACCTTCATGGCGGCGCGCGAGGCCCTGAAGGGTGCTGGTCAGGTTACTGACTTTGAAGGCGCAAGAGGCGAGGCCGCGATTGCGAACCTCGATACCGCGCAATCGAAAGAACAGTACCTCGCGGCACTCACCCAGCTAGAGAAGATGATGCGGGCCTCCTACGAGGACTTGCGTAAACGCGCGGGCGGCGGCGGTGAGGCTCTATCGGCCCCGAAGGCTCCTGACCCGTTGGGCATCCGCTGATGGCAACGCTAGAGGAAATCCGCGCCCAGTATCCGCAATACTCGGATATGTCGGATGCTGATTTGGCCGGCGCTCTGCATAAGAAATTTTATGCAGACATGCCGAAAGCGGAGTTTGACGCCAAGCTCGGCCTGACACCCGCCGACCCGATCAAGCAAAGGGCGCAGCAGGAATATAACGAGGCGAAAGCCAAGGGCATTCCCGTCGAAGTCGGCGCATCGCGGCGGCTCGCACAGGGCGCAACCTTCAACTTTGCCGACGAAATACTGGCGGGCGCTGCTACCCCGTTTGAGATGTATAAGCGCGGCACTTGGAACCCCATCGAGGGCTACAAGTCGGCAAAGGCTGCCGAGGACGTTGCCCTAGAGGAAGCCCGCAAAAAAGGCGGCATTGGCGGCACGCTGGCTGAAATCGGCGGCGGCGTCATGTCGGGCGCGGGGCTTGCCAGCGGTGGATTGACTGCTGGGCGTCTGCTTGCGCCGAACTCTGGCCTCTTGGCCCGCATGGCGACAATGGGGGCAGATGGCGCGGCTTTTGGTGCGGTCGCCGGTCTTGGTGATGGCAACGGCATGGGCGAGCGCCTGGGCAATGCTGCGGTCGGCGGCGCTGTTGGCGGTGCTGTTGGTGGCGCGATGCCGCTGGCGGGTTCTCTGATAACTCAGGCAGCCAACCCGATCCTCAGTAACATCCGCGCACGGGTTAACCCAGAAGGCTTTGCCCGCACTCAGGTGGCGCGCGGCGTGATCGAAAGCGGCCTAACACCGCAACAGATTGCCGACGATGTGGCCCGTGCTGCGGCTGAAGGTCAGCCCATGTACAGCATGGCCGATTCGATGGGTAATGCCGGTCAGCGTATGCTCTCGACAACCGCACGCTCACCCGGTCCCGGCAGGACTGCCGTTGTGGATTTCCTCGACGGTCGCCAAGCCGGTCAGGGACGGCGCATTGCCGGCACGTTGGCGGAGGGCTTTGATTCTCCTGCCACGGCAGCGCAGACGCAAGCAGGCATGACAGCGGCACGCGATACGGCGGCAGATGCGGCCTATGGCGCAGCACGCAGCAATGCGGCTCCGGTGAACGTTTCCAACGTTCTCGCCCGCATCGACGAGACGCTGCAGCCGGGCGTCAATCAGATAGCAAGGCCGCAATCCGGCATTGCCAACGATAGCATTGAGTCGGCGCTTGAGGGCATCCGTGCCCGCCTCACCGATGGTCGCTCTGTGCAAACAGACTTCACGGCGATCCAGCGGTTGCGCGGTGACATCTCCGACGCGGCACAAGCTGCCCGGCAAGGTGGACACGGCAATAAAGCGCGATTGCTCGGCCAAGTGTTGCGCGAGCTTGATGCGTCAATGGAGAATGCGTCGACCGGCTTTCGGGCTGCAAACGCAGGTTTCTCGCAAGCGACCCGAAACATTGAAGCGGTCGAGGCCGGGACGACAGCGGCGCGGCGCGGGCGCACCGAGGACATTATACCGGCATTCCGTGGCTTGCAGCCGGAAGGGCAGCGCGGCTTTCGTGCTGGTTATGTCGATCCCCTGATTGAGCAGGCGCAAGGCTCGGCAATGGGCGTCAACAAGGCTCGCCCGCTGATGAACGATGCATTCAGGGACGAGGCCGCCGTAATGGCTCCCGGCAATCCGCTGATGCAGCGCCGCATCGGTCGGGAAGATAGGATGTTCCAGACCCGCAACGCAGCGATGGGCAATTCCAAGACAGTCGAGAACTTGAACGACGATGCTGCAATGGGCGTCGATTTCTCACTGATTAGCAATGCGCTACAGGGCAACTTTAGCGGGGCGCTACGCTCTGCGGTGTCAGCCCTGAGCAACGGCTGGAACGGCAACACGGCGGGCGTCCGCGAGGAAGTAGCCCGCATCCTGATGCAGAACGGCCAGAATGTTAACCCGGTCGCAATCCAGCGGATGCTTGACGACACCGTTCGTCGTATCGAACTCATTACGCAGATGGCGCAACAGATGGGGCGCGGCGTAGCTGCCGGCGTTGCCGTCACACCGTCAGCGACAGGCGGGCGGCGTTAGTGCCGCAGCCAGTAGCTAATCGCAAACATAACAAAGAAACCAAAGACCCACGCTAAGGCACCCGGAAGCCCTGGGCCGAATATCGGCTCGCGCGGCTTAGGGCGGTCTGAATCCCACTTGTGGGGCTGAAGGTCAACAATCTCAGGCTCTCTCATATGACCATCTTACCATATCAGGCCGCCGCCTCGCAAATGGGGATGACGGAGCGCAACGCCGCGCTTAAGGACTACCTCTATAATGGGGGAAAGAACCTTAACCCGGCAACCCGCGCTTGGTGCGCCGACTTCGTTAACGCCTCGCTCGCTAAGGCCGGAATCGGCGGCACCAACTCCGGCATGGCCCGCTCATTCCTTAACTACGGCAGCCCGGTCGATAAGCCCCAGAAGGGGGATATTGCCGTGTTCTCCCGTGGCAATCCCAAGGGGCCATATGGTCACGTTGGGTTCTATGAGGGCGACGACCCCAGGGGCATCCGCGTTCTAGGCGGCAATCAGAACGATGCCGTTAGCTCTGCGGTTTACCCGCGCGAGAGGCTTCTGGGTTTCCGCCGCCCTCCCGGCGACATTCCGCCGACGCAAGTAGCGCAGTCACCGTTCCCAGACCCGACGCAAGCGCCCCCGATGGGCGATGCACCGACGCCGCCAATGGTCCCCACGGACCCGCCTGCTGGCATGCCGAGAATACCGACACCGCCACAGGTTAACGGCCCGCCCCCACTGACGCCCGCCCCTGCGTCACCAGGGACTCAATTCGCGGGCATCCCGGCAGGAATGCCGCTGATGCCTCCGCAGCCGCCGATGCAGCCGCAACTAACGCCTGCCCCAGCCGGTGCGCCAATCATGCCACCGTCTGCCGCGCCCGCTCCTACGGAGATGGCGGGACTTGGTGGAATGGGCAACGTGATGGGCATGGGCAGCCCGATGGGCGGCATGGGCGGCATCATGGGAATGCTCGGCGGTTTGTTTGGTGGCGGTGGAGGTGGAGGTTCACAAGCGCCAGCCGCGCCGCCGCCTCCGTCAATGGATCCGATGGTTCTCGCGCTGCTCGCGCAGACGGGACCGTTCAAGTTCCCCGAATACGACAACTTCGCATAAACGAATAAAGGTCAATCTCAATGGCTACAGGCGTCGTCGTCTGGTCGACAACCGCTGCCACCAATTCCGGCTCAGATTCAAACGTGAACTGGGCGGAAGGTCAGGCACCAAGCTCGGTCAATAACTCAGCCCGCGCCGAGATGGCGTCGATTGCCATGTGGCGCGATGACCTCAACGGCACGCTCGTCACGGGCGGCACATCGACCGCCTACACGCTCACAACCAACCAAACCTTTGCCGCCCTGACAGCCGGCTATGAGGTCGGGTTCACGTTGAACGCCACCAGTGGCGCGGCTCCGACGCTCAACGTCGATGGCCTTGGTGCCAAGCCGCTGCGTGCCGATCCCGGCGTTGCGCTTCCAGTGGGGGTGCTTGCGTCCGGTTCGGTTCAACGGGCGACCTATAAAACCTCAAACTCTGGTGAGTGGATTCTGCACAGCCATACCGTGGCGGCATCCGCGACGGTTGCCGGCGTGATCGAGCTTGCGACCGATGCCGAGACAATTACCGGCACCGCCGTTGATCGCGCGTTGACCCCCGCCAACCTTCGCTCCATGTCCGGCACCTATACGCCGACACCAACGGGCGTCACCAACGTGACGGACGTGAACATCGTTCCAACCGTATTCAGGTGGTCGCGCATTGGGGATATTGTCACCGTCGCGGGGCAGACCGCCGTTGACCCGACAGCAACCGGCGCAACCGAGTTTCGTCTGACGCTGCCGGTGGCCTCAACACTTGCGAACCAAGGCTCCCTGAGCGGGTCAGGCAGCAGCCCGACCACCGCCGCCTTGGGTACGGCTGTCGCCATCACCGCCCTGACAAGCGGCGGGGCCAATCAAGCCGTGGTGAACTATGACGCCCTGACCGCGAACAACCAGGCGCTATCACTGATATTCAACTATATCGTCGCGTAAATTCACCGATTGGCTGGCCTGTTTTCGATTGCACGACAGACCTCACCCGCACAGGCGTAGAGTTCTTCAATGCGGGCCTCGACGGCATCGGCAAAATCATCGGGCAACTGACCGACAACGTTGTCCAGTTCCTCCGGGTCAGTCGCGAGATCGTAGTATTCGGTTTCGTCATTGTCATACAGCACATAGGTCCAGAAACGGGTAGCGATGGCGCGGTAGGCGTCCCCGGTGGTGGATTGCACGCCCCCTTCGCTGTCGAGTGCCGGCTTGCCCTGAACCAGTAGTTGATTGCGCCATGTTGCCGGGTTCTGTCCTCGCAACAGGGGAAGAAGCGAGCGCCCATCAACCCATTCAGGGATGGGCTTGCCGGCGATCTGCATGAAAGTCGGCATCAAGTCGGCGTTGGTGACGATGTGGTGGTCAATGCCGGGAACGACGCCCGGCCCCCATATCAGCATGGTGGACTGAATGCTCTCGCGGTACGGCACCAGCTTGTTGCTGATGCGGTGCTCGCCCCACAGGAATCCGTTGTCGCTGGCATAGACGATATAGGTGTTGTCTAGCTGGCCGGTTGCTTCCAGCGTTTCCCAGATCGTCTTGACCGCCTTGTCGATGCTAAGGCCGGATTCCAGCATCCGCCGCCATTGGGTCTGCAACGAGGCAATCTGCGTTGCCGTGAACTTGGGCGTTGAGAAAACAGCGGTTGGCTTGTCGGTTACGTCCTGTTCGTTGAACGACCATTTACGCTGCGGCGCAAGCGGTTCGGAGAGAAAGTAGTTCCTGAACTCGTTTGCCGGCACGGCGGGAAGATGCGGCGCGGGCGGCGCAAATAAAAGCGCGAATGGCCGAGGGCTCTGCCTGATGGTGGTGGCAACAAGCTCGGCCAGAACGTTCGTGGAATAGGTGGCGTCAGTATCGCCCCGATGCTCGACCGTCCGACCGTTATGGTTGGCGTTCCAGTTGAACATATTCCCGGCCCCTTGGGTGAAGCCGTACCAGCGGTGCCACCCATCGGGAACGCGCGGCGTGCTGTCGTCTGAGTAGCCGTTGAGGAACTTGCCAAACATCCCGGTGAAGTAATCGTAACGCAACTCATTCGCCCATGTTTTGCTGTCGAGCCTACGCGACATGAAGCCCTGATAACCGCCGTCCGGCCCCTTGTTGTTGGTGACGCCGTGATTGTGGGGATACATCCCGGTGAGCAGGGATGTGCGCGAGGGGCAGCAAAGCGACTGCGTGAAGATCGCGGTATCGAAGCGCCGCGCCAAGTGCATCTTGGACCGCAGGAACGGCATGAACGGACGCCCGGCATTGCTGACGCCGGTAATCATCTGCTCGGTCTGGTCGTCGGTAAGAATAACGATGATGTTCGGACTGGCCGAGGCAGGCGTAAAACCTAGTAAAACAAGGATTAAAGCTAACAGTCTCATTTTAGGCTCCCCAAGAACAACAAAAGGACGACAAGTCATGCTTACCCTAAAATCATGGTTTAGTAAAGCGGTTAAATTGGTGAAGGCGCACCCGTATATTGCGGTTGCCGTTCTTCTCGGCGCTGGCGCGCTCCTGCTTCTCAAATAGTTCAATGCGCCTGCTTTCTCTGGGGGCCGTCCTTGTGGCGGCCCTTTTCCTTTGCGCCAAGCCTCCGGCCTTCGCTCTCCTCCATGTGCCGGAGCCTCCCGCAAAATACGTCAAGCCCTACAAGGGCAAGTTGATCTTGCACAACGTTGATGAGCGCACCCTGAGCGCGTGGAGCATATGCACCCCGGTGGCCTATGCCTGCGCCTTCATGCACGAACTCCCCGAGCGATGCACGGTCTGGATGCCAGCCATCGGCACCGTCTACTCAAACGGGCAAGTTGTCACCGCCGCCGCTTACAAGCGCCTGCTTCGGCATGAGATGGCGCATTGCAACGGCTGGCCCCCGAGTCATCCCAAAGCATAGAGACGACCGATGCACTACGTCGCCTGGGTATCACTCGCCTTCGGGCTGTTCTGCGTGTGGCTGACCTACGATGACTGGAAGTTCAAGCAAGACCCGCTTGGGTTCAGCGCGTGGGGGCACCTCTTTGTAACCGTCTGCATGGCAGTCGGCTCCGTATCAACAGTAGCAACCGCAGTCTGGGCACTGTTTTAATGAAATCAAAACTCATCTTTGCGATTGCGGCGCTCCTGTTCTGCGGGGCCACCGCCGTCTGGCTCATCCTCTACGGCAAGGCGGATAACTCCCTGCACACAAGCGCGCTATCGTGGGCCTTCACGCTGGCCGCTGGCGTGCTGGCTGGCGTTGGCTTCGGAGCTATCGCCTATCTCATCCCAGGTTTCCAGCCGGTCGAGAAAAAGACCGATGCGACCAGTTAAGAACTGGCGCGAGGTTCTGCGCTATGCGTGGAGCCTTCGCTTCATCGTGCTGGCTGCCATCCTGTCCGCCGCCGAGGTCGTGATCGCGGTGTTCATGGACGAGCCGCCGATTGCGCGCGGCGTGTTCGCCGCACTGGCCGGCCTCGTCACCATCGCAGCCGCCCTCGCCCGTTTCGTCGCACAAAGCAAGGTTAGCGAATAATGGCCTTCCCAGTCGTTACCAGCCGCCAGCTTAAACGCGGCGGTGCTGCCGCTACGGTTGCAGCTATCGCAATGGCAACCCCCTTCGTTGTCGGATGGGAGGGGGTCGATTACGTTGCGCGGCACTTCTCCTTTGACCCGCCCGGAGTGGTTACCGTCTGCAACGGCATCACCAATTACGATCTGCCCGGCTTGAAACCCGGCATGAAGTTCACAAAGGGCGAGTGCGCCGAGCTTCTGAAAAAGGCGATGCCGAAATACGCCGCACCGATTGACCGCTGCGTCAAGGTTCCCATCACCGACAACACCCGCGCCGCTCTTTATTCGGCCTCCTACAACCTCGGCCCCGGCACCGTCTGCAAGTCCAGCATGGTGCGCCGGATCAATGCGGGCGATACGCGCGGCGGATGCGATGCGCTGCTGATGTACGTCCGCGCTAACGGGAAGTTTCTCCAAGGGCTTCTCAACCGGCGTCACGCTGAACGCAAACTCTGTTTGGAGGGACTATGACCGCTGCCTTTTTCCTACTCTCCCCCTTCATCCGCTGGATTGCTGGCGGGACCGTTATTGTTGCTGCCCTCGCGGGCGCTTTCTACTACGTCAAGGGACTTGGTTATGAACAATGCAAAAACGAATGGTACTGGGCGCTCGAACAAGAAGCGAAGGACGGCGAGCAGATTCGCACCGACTCTGAGCGTGCTGTTACTCGCGACACTCCTGACAGCGTGCGGAACGACAAAAGGAACCGTGACAACTGGAAACGCCCCGGAAGTCAGTAAGGCGCGTTGCAGCGGTTGGCGGCCCATAAGTTTCAGCGGAAGCAAAGACTCGCCGGAAACCATAGTTGAGGTCCGCACCCATAACCGGGTTGGCGTTAAAAAGAAGTGCTGGAAGTGATGCACGACCACCCAATGATAACCTCATTCTTTAATTGGCTGTCGGCATTCTCTGTTGTTGGTTCCCTGCTTGGGATTCTTCCGCATGTGGCCGCTGCGCTGGGCGTGATCTGGTATTGCGTCCTGCTCTACGACCGCTTCATCACCCAGAGACACAAGACAAATAAATAAATGGGGGGCCGCCATGCGGTTCCGCGTCTGGCTCCCCAACGTGCTGCTGGCAATCGCTGGCACCGCCGGCCTCGCAGCCTTTCTTGTTCTGCGGGTCATCAGTCACAACAGATCAGAAAGAATCTGCAATGCGCCGTCTCGCTGCGGCTATCGCCGCTTGCTTGCTGCTCGTTTCCCATGCCCACGCTGCGCTCCGCATCAAGTTCGATCCGGGCGGGAGGCTGATTGATTATATCGAAAAGTACAACATGCTGCGGGAAGCCGAGGCCAAGATCATCATTGACGGCCTTTGCATCTCCGCCTGCACCCTCATTACCGGCATCATCGAGGACGCTAACGTCTGCGTCACGAACAACGCCCGGCTTGCATTCCATTCCGCCTCCTATTCCGCCAACGACGCGCATGCCCCAGAGGGAACGCGCTTGGCCTGGGCGATCTACCCCGAGAAGGTTCGCGCCCTGCTGCGCGCCCGAGGGTGGGACGGCGACAAACCCAACGATGAGAATGCCCATCCCAATCTGATTTACGTCGAAGGCGTCGAGCTTCGGACGATCTACCGCGACTGTAACGCGTAATCCCGTCAACAGCTATTGAGGGACTACATGGACGCTCCCCGCGTCTGTTTTATCGACATCGAGACTGCCCCGATCAATGCTTATGCGTGGCAGATGTTCGACACCAATCTTTGTCACGTTGTCGAGCCGACCTATATCCTCTGCTACGCCATCAAGTGGCAGGGGCAAAAGAAAATCCACACCCACGCGATCTGGGATTATCCAGGGTATGAAACCAACCCCACATCAGACAAGGCCATAGCTGGCGACCTGTGGAAAGACCTCGATAAGGCGCAAATTATCTGTGCGCACAATGGCGACAATTTCGATCTGAAAAAGATTAAGGCCCGTCTTGTCGTTCACGGTCACGGGCCGCCCTCGCCTTACAAAACAATCGACACTCTGAAGATTGCTCGGCGCGAGTTCAAGTTCGACTCAAACAAGTTGGACAGCATTGCTCGTTATTTGCAGATAGGCCGCAAGCTCAAGCACACAGGCATGGACTTGTGGATCGACTGCATGAAGGGCGACGCATCCGCGCAACGGCTCATGGTCCGCTACAATAAGATGGATGTCGTTCTCCTAGAAGCCGTCTATGAAAAATTAAAAATGTGGGACAGGTCGCATCCGTCAATGACGGCATACGACGACGCCCCCGGCTGCCCAACCTGCCGCAGCCCCAACACGCAGCGGCGCGGCATCCACGTTGCCAAGACCCGCAAGGCGCAAAGGATTCACTGTCAGGACTGCGGGGCGTGGTCGCTCGGTGAAGCAATCAAGAAGGGGGCGGCGGCATGATGGACGATGACGAAGGCTACCCCCCGGAGGGCGGCTGTCTCGGCGTTGGCTCAACTCACACAATCTCGGAGAGGGCGGTGCGGAAAGTAAAGAAAGAACCCATTGGCTTTGTGCATTTCCCCGACAAGCCGGAAGCCAAGGCCAAGCGCGTGAGAGTTGCAAAGCCGAAGCCAAAGAGGCGCAAGCGATGATCGCGCAAATCGCTATGTGGAGCGCGGGCGTCTGCTATCTCACGGCAGCGGGGGCCTATTACTTCATTGAACGACAACCGTGGACCGCAACAACGATGCTGCTTTACGCCGCGTCGGTTATCACCGTTTGGATGGCAGGGACCAAATGAACCAACCTCTCGCGCTCTTGAGAAAGTATGACCTCGTTTATATCGCCTCCCCCTACAGCCTCTATCCTGGCGGGCGCGAGGCGGCCTGTGCCGAAGTCTCCAAGGTGGCCGGCGATCTCATCATTGAGGGCGTCAAGGTGCTGGCTCCAATCCCCCACAGTCACACGATCTGCGAGTTCTCAGAACTGGACCCGCTCGACCATGATCTGTGGATGGAGCAGGACGAGGCATTGATGAGCGCGTGCGATGCGCTGGTTGTGGTGACGTTTACAGGCTGGGATAATTCACACGGCATCGCGATGGAGCGTGATTTCTTTAGGCATACGCTCAAGCGTCCTATACACTTCCTTGACCCCTTCAGCATGGCTCTAAGCTGATGGCGGTCGAGACGTTCAGGGCCATCGCAACCAAGACTGTCATTGATGGCGAGGATGTTGTTGTTACCCATGCCGTCGAGGGTGGCAGGACCATTCGCATGGTCTATGGGTTTGCCCAGTTGGCGGCGTTAATCATGGCAGCGCGAAACGGAATGCCGGAAGTGGAGGGGGAATGAAAGCGAGCGAGATAGCGACCGAGGCGGCGCGGTTGGTTAACGGGGACCGGAATGCCGCCCACGGTGACGCGGTAGCCAATCACCAAGCCATTGCCGACCTGTGGAACGGTTATCTGTTGGCCCGCCGCTGTGTCAATAACGGAGAAGCTAATCTAGGTCCCGAAGACGTCGCCAACATGATGGAACTGCTGAAGGTGGCTCGCCGGCTAAACGGCAAGTTTAACGCCGACGACTATATTGACGGGGCAGGATATGCCGCCGTTGCCGGGGAGATCAGGTCGAGGCAGCACGACAGGTAGGTGCCGGGGATTGTACTGCAAGCATTCAGCGCACGCCGGTATCGGGTTGCACAACAGACATAGGGGACACTCTGGTGTGCTGACACATCCTGGCGGCCACAGCCCACGATTACTGTAGCTGCCGAAGTGTATATGGTGAAACCTGCCGCGCATCCATCCCAACATCCCACTAGTTAAGGTTTTGATCCACTCTTTGCTCCCAGAGCTTGCCATCCTTCCCGCAACTGCCTTGCCGAACTAGCCAGCAGGGGGCCGCACTGGGCCTCCCGGTGACGGGCGAAATATCGTTCCTGATGCTGGGATGGCGACAGCAGGCGAGCATATTGACGCCCTCGGCGGAGGCGCAACTGGCGAACTGGAAGATGTGTTTGCAGTCGATGCAGAGTTTTATACCCATCCGAGAAGCCTCCCTATCAAGATAAAGAAAACGGCATACAGGGACAGGGCTAGCGAAATAGTAATGATGGCCCAGAACCAAGGCATCATCTATCTCTCTGAGGAGGAGGGGGGTTCAATCTCACTCTGTGGGCTTTGCGTAGGATCATCGGTCACCCGGGCGCACTCAAGCGTGGCGTGCGCATTTAGGTAAGCGCAAACAATGCGCCGAACGAACTCGGTGTCACGCTCGCCCTTCTGCTTACACATCGCGGTAGTCTCGGCGGCCAAGAGGGCGGCCATGCTGCTTAGATTGCGCGGTTCAATCATCCCTTTACCCATTTTCCTTGCAGCAATTAATGCAGTAACGCTCCACCTCGCCGCTCATCGTCGTTCGGAAGCTTCGATCATCTGCGCCGAATGTTTGCTCGCACCCGGCGCACTTCCACCGATGGCCAACGGCCTTTAGGAATGTGTCGTAAAATTTCGCAACGATTGGAGGGGGGTTTTCATCGGTTTCAATCTCACTCTGTGGGCTTTGCGTAGGATCATCGGTCACCCGGTTGTCCGTTGCTCGGCGGTTCCAGACGGCGCGCGCCGACTTGTGGTCGTAGTAGCTGACGTGCGGGTTTACGCATCCATCCGTGATGCAATGAATCATAAGGCCGCGCTGCCCTTCTCCCGAGCCGTAGACTTCGGGGGCCTTTCCGCAGAAAGGACATTCGAGAACCCGCTTTTCTGCGTCAGTCTTTGGCATTGGCAATGGTCCGTTGAAGCCGCTCGACTGCACAATCAACAAGATGTTTGAATGCCGGAGAGATTGGTTCCTTTTCAGACATGACGACAAGATGGGCGATCAATCCTTCAGCGTCGTTCTCCGCCCTCAGATCACCAGTCATGAATCCCTGTGGTAGTTGTCCCATCATCTATCCTTTAGGAGGAGGGGGTAACTTTAGCCACGCCCGTAACGCACGAACGAACAAAGTGAGCGCAAAGGCGGCGACGCCTAAAAAGAAAGTAAAGGAAGCAATGTCTATCCAGTCACCGTTCATTTGGGCGGCTCCGGTAACGGCATCCAGTGGGTGGGAGCCTCTGGCAGAATGACGTAGCCGCGTCCTGCTGGCCCTGTAGGCGTTGACCAATATCCGGGACCACCTTCGTATTGAAGTGCCCACCATGCTTCCTTGACTTCTTGGGCGCTGCCCGGCACGAAGATAAGAATAGGCGTCCCATCCTTCGGAGCGCTCGCAATATCCTGCCACTCGCTCATTGCTTTGGTCTCTCTGCTGGGCGACATGTGCATTGAGAAAACGGCCATCGCCTCCATATCGCCCAACCCGTAGGCGAGGCGGCGCAGCGGTCAACGTATTCGGCATAGCCGGGAGTGGCGGGTTTCATTTGGCACCCCCGTAAATGTGGGCGATGACGGCGCGGGCGTCAGACAGAAACGTGTCTTTGCATTCTTCCCAAGGGTCGATCAGTATTCCAGCGCAATCCTTACCGCTCGCCTTCGACATGACTTCGCGGGCGAGTTCGCCGCGCTTGCGTTCGCATTCGTAAAGAACCCGTGCTATCTCCTCCTCCCCCATAGGGGGTGGGGCGGGAGCGACGGCCATCATGTTCTTGTAAACGTCCCGGAAAGAATGACCGCCCGCAGCAAGACACATCGCAACTGTCGGCTCCTTCGGCACTAGCTGCCAGTCCCCCTCCTCGGGGCGGAAGCCGCGTATATCAGCATCAACCGTTGCCGATTCCTCAAGCGGGTCTGGGGCAGGAGCGGGGGTGTCGATGAGGGCGCGGATGGCTTTGGCGATTTCGTTGGTGTCACAGTCTTCAGTTTCCTCAGCCACCTTCGCCGCTTCTTTCAGCGCCGCTGCCTTGGCTTGGGAGAGTTGGGCTTCGGCGGCTTGGAGTGCGGCGCTCAACGCCTCCCATTCACCCTTCCAATATGCCTCCTCTCGCTTCCAATTCGCCACCTCTCCCGTCAGGCGTTCTACCTCTGCTTCCTCTAGCCTGTAGCTTTTCATCCACAGGTCGCGCTCTTTAGTCAGGCGTTCTATGGCGTCGGCGGCTTGGCAGGGACGGCAGCGAGCAACGGTGGACGGGTCGCACCAGCAGTCCTCCCGCAGCCTCCCCATCAGTTCTGCATAGTCTGGGGTGTCAGTCATAGGATTTCTCGGGGTCTTGAGTGCGGTCGCAATACTCTGCGAGCAGCATGGAAAGCTCCCCTATTTTCCGGTCGGCGGCTTGCAGGGCTTCCTCGGTTCTGACGCATCTTTGATGCCAGCGCTCGACCTCGGCGCGAAGGGTTTCAATCTCACTCATCGAAACGGCCTGCTCGGTATCTTTCGACGGCCCGGCTTTTTGATCCCCAGGTGCTTGGCGCGAACGTTCAAAGCCTTGTCGATCATCGCCCGGTCCTGCTTTGTTTTGATCTTCGCGCATATGCGATGGGCCATTCCCCGGTTGTCGTCGTGGTTCGATCCGCCAAGTGCGAGCGGGATGATATGTTCGTCAATGAACGGCTCCCCTCTCGCGATAGGAAGCCCACACACGCAACAGATTCCACCCTTGCGGTCGTGCTGGTCGATCCTCTGCCGGCGCGTCAGTGGCTTCCTGCGCTCCGGTATGACCGGCTCAGTCATCCTCAAAGCATTCCATGCACTCGCCGCTGCCGCCGCAGTCCTCACATTCGGAATCCTCGCCGTCATCGCACCAAATCACGCCGTCGCCCTGACAGTTCCAGCACCACCCGGAATCCTCGCACGCTTGGCAAGCTAAAGCTTCATCTCCGCTCGCCTTGTCGCTGCCTCGCTGTTCCATTCCTGAAACCGCATCCGCAGCCATTCCAATTTCACCTTTAAAAGGTTTGCCCGCTGGCGAGCGGCGCACATGGCCTCTATGTACTCTTTCCATCGTCCTGACCCCTTTATGGTCATTTCAGCTTTGCTGACCGGCATTTCACCTAGCTCGGCCATCCATTGACTGAGCGTCGCGGTCTTGCATTCCTCCAAGACACTGGCCGCAGCATCGGCATCAACCCATTCCTTAGCGACGATCCGAAACTGCTCGGACAGCGGTTGATTCTCGTTCATTAGAACGGAATCTCGTCGTCCATTTCCTGCTTTAGCGGGGGCTTGGGCGCGGCCCTTTGGGAAATGGGCGCTGATGCTCGCGTTGGCGCTGGCGGCTCGCCCTGCCTCTGGCGCGGCTCCTGTATCTTCATCGAATACCCGCCGCCGTCCCTTGGCCACAGCGCAACCTCGACAGTCTCCCCGCGCCATTTTGCCTTGCCCTTGTGGGTGGGCTTGGTGTCTCCCCCCTGGTGATAATCGTTCGGGAACAGCGTGCCGCTGCCTTCCTTGTGTTCGAATGCCATTTCAAGCCACCTTTCCGTTTCCGTTTGCTTTGCGTAGGTCGTTCCGATGTGCTGCAAATTGTTTCCGCAAGATTTCCTGCCAGTCGATAGGGTAGGATTCGATCCTGTCGGCGTTGCGCTGCCCCCAAGCCTTCAAGGCGTCCTCGTCCTTGATTTGATAAATCTCGAATTGAGCCTTTGAGTAGTCGTCGCGGGCGTTCTTTTTCGAAAGCCGCTCAATCCGGTCATCGCCTTTGGGAATGTTGTCGACGGGGTTGCCGTGGTTGTCGTATTCGACTTCCTCGTCGTAAACGTCCTCGGGCCGGGTGACATGCGGGTTCTCGCGCCTCTTGAAGTCCTCCGCGTCCTCCTCGGAATACATTCCGGCTTGGCTGCCGTTGAGCAGCTTTAGAATCACCCGGTCCTTGGCCCGCTTCTCGGCCATCGCGAACGGGTAGCCGTTCTTGTTGTTGTAGGGGGCCGCCTCTCCGATGGACCATTCTCGCTTTTCTCCCATCTTGCCGGTCACACACAGAGAGGCGATTTTGTCGGCGGCATGAAACTCAAGCATCAGCGGCGGCTCAAAGGTGATGCCGTTCTCGCTCGCTAGGCGCTCAAGCGCCGCGTGTTTGATGGCATAGGTGCGGGGGCGAACCTCCCATATCTCATCTTTGTCTAGGCGGTGCTTCTTGATAAATTCATCAACTGCGTTTGCCATCGTCCTACTCCGCCACTACGGGGGTTCGGGCGACAATCCCGGCAGCCTCGGCCTTGGCGATGGCTTCGCGGATGCGAGCTAGCACAGCGTTGCCGCTGCCCGTCTCTCCGAACTTGTCGTGCAGATAGTCGATTTGAACTTCAGCTTCCTTCAGGGGAGCCAACAAATCGCCCGCAATCTCAATTAGAATGAAGTTCATGGTCCTAACTCCGCTGACAGGATGATGGTGGGGGTGCGGGTCGGGTTGCGTTCCCCCTCGTCGATCCCGTTCGCAAGCCGGTACTGATTGACCGCATCCTCAATGAGCGCGTCCAGTTCGTGGCGATGCTCGATGAGGGCGTTGATGTTGGTCCGCTGGCGCAATTCCTTTGCCCCCTCGCGGTGCAGCATGAAGTCGCGCAGGTCCGCAATCACGCCCCCTAGCGTGCAGATGCGGGTGAAGGCGGTGCCCTCGGGGGTGGTCTGCCATTTGGTGATCAGGTCGAAATCTGCGTCGGTCATTATGCCTCTCCCGGATGTCTGCGTTCAAACTCAAGCCATTCCTCTATCGCCAGCTGGATATGTGCCGCCAGCCTCACCGTGACCTGTGGGTCAAGGTGGAACTCTGCCGGCTCATCTTCCAGAAAATGCTCGGCAAGATCGAAGCATTTGCTATCGAAGGTTTTAAGCATCACAGAACCCCCATCCAGTAGATCACCATCCAGATAAAGAGGACGAGGGACATGAAATTACATGTTTCATAGATGACGGTTTTCATGGTTCTCCTCCGTTTCGCGGCGCAGTTGTTCGTCGTCCTGGCAGCCCTCGGCGCAATAGAACGTCTCGATGCCAGTCACCCAACCTCGGGCCAGTTCCACATTCTCGGCTTGGCATACGTCACAGGTTCCCACCATCACGCCCTCCCATCGTTAGCCAGTGGCGGGGCAACAACGCGGACGTAATCAGCCCGAGCCAGCATTTCGCGGGTGCGCTTGACCGCCTCGTCCCAGACGGTGGCGTTCCTTGGATAATGCGCCCGCAGCAGCGCCACGCATTCCCGTTGCTCGCAAGCGCATTGGCTCAATTCCCGAATAAGCTCTCCGCAATAGGCGCGGGCGCTCAGAAGGTTGAGCCACGTTTCCAGGGCCTCATCACTCCGCCAGCCGTGCGGCTGCGTTGGGTCGCCCCCGTCATTATCCTTAATGAAATCGGCGGCATCATCCAGCACGGCAGTTAATGATGATCGGGTTATCGGCATCGTCGTAATCATCCGGCTTTTAATTGCTCTGGCGTGACTTCCTTCCACTCGTTCTGTTCAAGGTGAGCAGCGGCATGGATGAGAACGTCCTTACTGGTTCCGCAGCGAAGCCAGCCGCCGCATGAACAGGTTGCTTTCCATTGCCATTCGTCGGTTACGCTTTGCTCGTATTTGATCTTGTGTTCGGTCATGTCAGTGGCCCTCTGCTTTGGCGATGGCGGCTGCGACACGGCAGCCAGTGGTGTGGCCAGTCGATGGTTGCCCACCACACTCGCCGCACTTGAAGCGCGGCCCGACAAACTCGACGGCCCGCAGTGCCCGCAGCATGTCAGGCGCGGCGGCTATAAGGCGGGCGTTGGCTTCGGCCTCTGCGTGGGATGACAAGAACGGCGTACAGTGAACGACGCTCGCCTTGTCGGCATGGATTGCGAACGAACCATCCTTGTGCATTGGGCCAACGCGCCACGGTCCCGGCGTGTGATCACCAGTGGTGAGATTGCTTAGAGTGTTGTCGGTGGTTGTCCCCATTTCACTCTCCCCATTCGTGTGATTGCTTGGAACCAACGCGCTATGACGCCCTCGCGTCCATCAGTCGGCTCCAGAAATGCGCCCGCACGAACAAGTCACGGCGAAGCGGGCCGCGAGCTTGGCGGATTGTTTTCATGTCGGCGCGAAGTAGCGTCATCTGCATTTCGCGAGGCAGAGAACGCAGCGGGTTAGATGGCGTTAGATGTTTGGTCATTTCACTCTCCGGTTTCGTAGTTGAACCAACTGGCTGGCTTGGCGTAGTCAGCATCGAGATACGCATCATCGAACCACTTAGGCTTGGACTTGCGTTGTGAGAGCTTGTCAGCCTTCTCCACCTCTGCGAGCCATTGGGCGATTGCTTTGTCCTCGTCTGCTGTGGTCATGGCTGGCGCTCCGCTTTCGCGATGGCGGCGCGCATCTGTTCATTTACTTCAATGGAAAATGCGGTGAAGTAGTCCGGGTCCTGTCGCCCCACCTCGTCGGTGGCCGCCTTCAGCGCCGTCAGCAGTTCACCGTTGACTTCACGAAGCCGAAGAATCTCAGCCTTTGTCTCCCAAGCGACAATGAGTTCTGCTGGTGTCATGTCCTGCTCCCTTGATCTATGAATGAAGGTAAACCCGATTTACCGGACTGTCAACAGCAAAAACAGGCGCAAATCAAAAATAATTGTAGACCCCCAGGTAAAGGGGTGCCACCGTCGCCGCCATAATGGTTAACAAATACCGCTTTCTGAACGTCTATTCATATAATCAAATTAGGTACTTATCCACAGGTGTGGCACCATCATCTTAGGCTTGACACCCTCCGGTAATCGTGTATTACCTAGCATTATGAGCAGCAAATCACGCAGAGCCATCACCAACAAAGCCATCAAGGAAGCTGGCGGCGGTGCCTCCCTGGCGCGCAAGCTCGGCCTCGGATCGCGGCAGGCGGTTTATATGTGGAATGACATCCCGGTCGAACACGTCATCAAGGTTGAGCGGATCACCGGCATTCCGCGCGAGCAGCTTAGGCCCGACATCTATCCACCGGCGAAAGAACACGCGGAGGAATCATGCTCATAGCGAACTGGATTCTGCTTTATGTTTGCTTGTGCCTGCTATTCTACTGGGTAGCATTTGGAGCCGTCCAGGACGGGGAATGAAGCTTGCAGGCGGGGGTTCACTGGAGTGGCCCCAGCTTTAACGCCGGACGAACAGGCCCGCTGGGAGCCTGTGCAAGACAATCCCAGCACCCTTGGAGGGGAACCCAGGGGCGTTAAGTAACAAGTAAAAACATCACGCCTTTGGGGGGCTGATGTCGGTCCAGTTGTGTCTTGGAAAGTGCGGCTTTTGCCGCGTGCCTAGCCGCATGTCTTGTTGAGAGAACAAATGGTTAACAAACGTTCACCGAAGTGTGGCCAATGGAGGGTGTAACAATGTCACTAGTCGATAGGCAGGAAGCAGCAAAGCGGGACCATCTCGCGCGAAAAAAGCGGCTATGGGGAACGCCGTCGAACGTTGTGCCGTTCTCGCCATCCAACGATCCTCCATCGGGACAAGCGAGCAGGCCTGCTGTTGTTCCCGTCAACGATGAAACTCAGCGATTAAAAGACGAAATCCACGGGCTATCCACACGTGTCGCGGTGCTGGAAGCAAGACTAGAAAACTTCACCAAGCAAGCAGAGCACGGCTGGCGGGCCTTCGACAAACATCCCGCCAAGGAAATCGCCACCGCCGTCGCTAAATTCTATCAAATCCGCCTGTCGGAAATGATGAGCAGGACGCGACCGCCCCACGTCATTCGCCCCCGCCATGTCTCCTACTACTTAGCGCGGCAGCTTTCCGGCAGGGGGCTCGAAAGCATCGCCTACGCCCTGCATCGCGACCACACCTCGGTTATGCACGGCATCAAGAAGATCACGGCGGAACTGGAAACCGACACCCAACTGCAAGCGGACATTGCCGCGCTGCTCACCATCCTGGGGGAGAACCCAAATGGGGAGTAGATACGTGAACATCTGGACTGCTGACATCATCCGCGACTTGATGGCGATGACGGAGGATAAGCAGAACACCCGCGTTATCGCGGCCACCCTCTCCGAGCGTTACGGCGTTCGCATCACCCGAAACATGATTATCGGGAAGGCTCGACGCATTGGCATTGCGCTGAACTCCAACAAGTGCGGCGCGCCCAAGGGCACCCGCCGAGCCGCCAAGTCCGACAAGGACAAGCTCTTTCACTTCCGCGCTGTCTACAAGCCGAGGGAATACACGCCGGCCATTGAGCCATTGCGTGTTCCGTTCATGGAAATCCGGTTCGGCCAACAGTGCCGGGAGGTTGTCGGCACGGGTGGGGATGCTCTGGCGATCTACTGCGGTCATCCAACGGATGGGGGGTCTCCGTGGTGTCCATCTTGCCGGGATAGGAACACACAGGAGAGGGCGGCGTGATGAAAGTCGTCGTCACACTCAGCGATCTCGACCGAGAGAAAATTGCCGTGGAGATTTTGCGGGACAGCGCAAAGACATGTCTAAGCGTAGACCCCTCCGATGACTATGGGCGGCGCTACGCGGCGGCGGTCAACATGGTCCTCGCCCACTTTGGCGGCAAGCCCGTCCGCATCCCGAGGGCGAAATGACCCGCCCCGTTCCAGATATTCCGTTCAAGCTACCGAACCCGGTAACGCTAACGCTTCCCTATCCACCCTCCACCAATGGGATTTGGGTTCGCACCAAGCGGGGGGGGGTGGGGAAGTCCAACGAATACAACGCATGGCTGGAGCATGTGGGCTGGGTCATCGCACAGGAAAAGCCAGCAAAGATTCCCGGCAAATACAGGCTGACCATCGAGGCCACCCGCCCGGACAAGCGCAAGCGCGACATCGACAATCTCATCAAGGCGACCAGCGATGCGCTGCAAAAGTTCAGTGTGATCGAGGATGACCATCTTTGCCAATTCGTCTCCGCCCAATGGGTCAATGGGATGTGTACCAACGAGGCGGGCATTCGCGTCACCATTGAGCCGGAGGGATAGATGAGCGACGTGGGGGAGCTTTGGCGGCGACTGATTGCCACCAGCGACATGACACCGAATGCAGCCATGCAGTTCATTTCCGAGTGCATAGACCTTGGCATCAAGGCGGCTGCCTTTCGTGATGATGTGGAGAAGGCAAGGCGCGCCATCAACGCAGAGAAGGCAGAGGCCGAGCGCAAGATGATTCGGGAGGCCCACGGCAAGCTCCGCATTGTAGCGGACGACCAGGGACATAAGGACGAGGAGGGGGGAGAATGAGCCAGCGCGAGAGCGGTTACGAGCGGAAAGAGCGCGACCTTTACGAAACCCCTGAGTGGGTGACGGTGGCGCTGTTGCCGCATATCCGGTCGGGCATCCAAGACGTATGGGAGCCGGCGTGCGGTTCGGGGAAGATGGTCCGCGCCCTGTCTGACGGCACTCCCTACATTGTCCGCGCTACCGACATAGCCGACGACCCGCCGCTAGACTTTCTGGAAACCGCTGGCCTCGCGGACGCGGTAATTACCAATCCGCCTTATACCCTCGCCTCTGAGTTTATTTGGCACGCATTGAAGACCACGCGAGAGCGCGGCGGCGTTGTGGCGATGCTTCTGCGGACCGATTTCGACCACGCCAAGACGCGCCTGCATCTGTTTGACCGCGAGCAGTTCGCAAAAAAGCTTGTCCTGTTGAGGCGCATTCGCTGGTTTGAGGACAGCAAGGGCTCTCCGTCCTTCAACCACGCGTGGTTCATTTGGGATTGGAAGCATAAGGGACCGCCCGCGTTGGCATACGCGACGGGGGAGGGTGGACAATGAGCCTCACACCAAAAAACTGGTCGGACTTCCAGCACTACAAAGACCGCTCGCCAATCTGGATAAAGCTGCATCGCAGCTTGCTCGATAACTATGAGTTTCACCGCTTGCCGGTTGCTAGCAGGGCGCTAGCACCAATGCTCTGGCTGCTAGCAAGTGAGTACGAGGGGGGCAAGATCACCATGTCCCTCGATGCCATCGCCTTCCGCCTCCGCATGCCGGTCGAGGAGCTATCAACTGGGCTTAAGCCTTTGATTGAAAGCGACTTCTTTAATGATGATAGCGACATGCTAGCAGGCTGCTATCACGATGCTATCCCAGAGATAGAGAGAGAGACAGAGACACAAGATAAGACAGAGACAGATATACGGGTGGTCGCTATCGCGACGCACCCCTCTGCCGAGCAATTTGAAAAGTTCAAGGCGGCCTATCCCAAGCGAGGGGCTGCCAACCCGTGGAAGCCAGCGCTCCGCATCTTCGCGGCAGCCCTGAAACGTGGGGAGCATCCAGAAAGGATCATCGAAGGGGCTGCGGCCTATCGCGAGGAATGCGACAGGCTGAAAATCATTGGCACCGAAAAGGTTGCCCAGGCCCAGACGTGGCTCAATCAGGACCGCTGGAAAGATTATCTCGACGGCAGCGAGGCCGATACCGCGAGGCGTGCGGAGGCTTACGCGGTGGCGGAAGCGAAGGGTTGGCGGCTGATTGAGGGCAAGTGGGTGAAGCCGGAAGCAAGTAGCGTTGCGTAAGTAAACAGGGGATTAGCGCAATGCTAGGGGGACCAAATGGCAAGGCGAAAACTCAAAAAGGCCGTCACTTTAGCGGCCACAGTCAAGGGGGTTAAAACACATGACCGAAGGGCGATTGACGTTGCGACAGGTGCGCGCGTTGCGGTTGTTATCGTTGATGACCCCTATGAACACGGGGCCAAAATTACGGTTGTCCGCAATCTCAGGCATGACCCGCTGGCGGACATGCAGAACTCCGGGCACATCGACCAGTGCCAGTATCTTGCGGGCCGGCATTGGCAGCGTGCATGGGACTTGAGCCAAGGCAAGAGCGTGAGGGCGATAGACCCGTCCAAGGAATGCGTGGATGGGGGCCAGATCGCTCAGTCCACGGTGACGGATGCACAAATCAAGGCATTTGGCGAGTTAGCCAAGGCCATGACGGACCTTGGGATGATTGGCGAATCACTGGTCAAAGATGTGCTGGGGGAAAACCTATCGCTTTGGCAATGCGCCGTTAAGCGGGGGCAAACCTCGGAGGCGGCGCGGAAGTTCTTTGGGCAACGGTTCCGGGAATGTCTGGATACGCTGGCGGTTACGTTTGGCTATGCGGCCAAGCCATGTGGATAACTCTGATAACTCCACAATATCTAGTTGACTGGCTGGCCCATATGGTGTATGTAAATTGTCATTGTTCCGAATTGCGCCTCTGCTCCAGCCGGGTTGAGGCAAAGCAAGACCGATTAGCCTCACCGCTAGTCGGTCTTTTGCGTTTAGCTTCGCGACCCTGCGGGGATAGCGCTACGATCAGCAAAGTCCGGGCCGGCCCGGCTCGCGATACCGAATCAGGCGGCACTCAGTCTCCCCCCTATTATCGACGCGCCTCCAAGTTCTTATCCCTCCCTTAGACTGGATGGGCAGCGGTCCATATAGGCAAAGGTTGAGTGTCGCCTGACACCTTCAAAGGCTCCCGATGACGCCGCCATGTTCATGCAAGACGGGCCAATGCCGCGCTGACGGCGATGCGGGCTGCAAATGGCGAGCCGAGTGGAAGCGTTCTGACCCTGATGGGTACGCTGAACAGGTGTTGCGTAGCCGGATAGAGAACGAAGTTGCAGAACTAAGGCTGTGCCGCTTCGCGAAGCTGCACAGAAAGATAGAGCGTAACGAGAGGCTACGCGCAGCAATCGCTCAGGTGACCGCACAGAAGGCGGCTGCATCTTCAGAGTCAGATTGAACCTAATGGCCATCATCCTCCCCTTCCCAGACCGGACACAGACCCCGAGATGCAAGCAGGAAAGGTCAGGCGAGGTTCTCATCCTGCCGGTGGTTTACAGCGAACGCCAGTCCGCTGGCTCCACGAAAGCGGCGTTGCTCAAACCTATACCGATTATTCGGCTGTTAGAAGAACTGCCAGCCAACCGCCGCGCGAAAGTAAAGGCGCGAGCGAGGGCGCTAATCAAAAGATCATCAGCCAAGGGGAACCGGAGAAAGACCGGCACCAAGGCTGATAGCCGTCCGGCATAAATCCCGAGGCGGCTTCAATTCTCGCGGAGACGCATTCGAAGCGTCCGTCAGCACCCCGGACTATAACGGGATTAAGTTGCCCGCTCTGGTCACAGCACGCGGCCTGTCGGGGAAAAACATGACCGTGCGCCGGGTAATGCCCGGCCCGCGAGAACGTAATCTCCCGGAACGGGACCAAAGGCCACAGGCCAGCGACCGCACCACACTAGCTTGAATCAACAAGCTCACCGCATCGGACGCGCTGCGGGCGGGATACCAATTCACTGAGGGACGGACGATGAGCGAATACGAACGCGGCTTTGCTGCTGGCTTCGAGCGCGGCTATGAGGCTGCTCGGCGGGCGGTGGGTGTGGCTACTTACCCAATGACGACAACGACAGCGCCTTACGTTGTGTCGAGCGGAAGCACCGCTCGCTATCCAGCGGACAGAGACACGCAAATTAGCTTCGGCATGAGCGAGAACGGCGTCGGATAATGACCGCACGGCAACGGGCTGCTGAGGCCTGGGTTGAATACATGGCCAGCAAGAACGACGCCATCGTCACCAACAGCATTGCCGATATTTTCTATAGCAGGATTCAATTAGCGGTCTGGTTCGATGCCTGCGAGGACATCCTGAAACAGGAGCACGTTTCATTGAGCCGCAGCAAATGAGGTACGAGGTCTACAAAACAGGCTGGTTCCGCAAGGAATGGCGCTGGAAGTTCATTAGCTCCAATGGCCGCACTATCGCGGTATCGAGCGAGGGCTACAAGAATTTCATTGATTGCCTGCGAAGCATGGACATCATGAGGGGCAGCACCAACGCCCCGGAACACGTGACCCACTGATGCAGATATTCCCCATGAGCCAATACGGCAGGCTGCGGGCGATCATCACCAAAAACTGGTTAATCACCTTCGAGTGGCCGCGCGGCCCGATGCTGTGGTTCTTCTGGAACAGGGGCGGCTCGTACAGGCTCGGCCCGATTACCGTTGACAAACTAAACATTACAAAAGGTTAAGGAATAAAATATGGCCGGCAGACCACCCGGCGCTCCCAACAAGGATAAGCCGTTTCGGGACGCCCTCAGGATGGAAGCGGCACTAGCCGAACAGGGTCAGGAGACACCCGCATTCCCCGGCTCGCTACGCTGGATTGCGCGGCAGCTTCTTATTCGTGCTGGCGAGGAAACCAACGCGACCAAGGAAGTGGGAGACCGGCTCGATGGCAAGGTGCCACAGGCCCACGGGGGCAGCGACGAGCTCGGCCCGATCCAGACGACGATTGTAACGGGGGTGCTGCGCGATGGCGAGTGACCCGGAGGTTAAGGCGCGGCTAGAGCAATTCAAAGCCTATTTCCCGCGCCCACCAAAGCCGCGCAAGGCTGCTCAGGCTGTCGAGGTAGAGATAAAGGTTCGGTTCGACGATGGCACGAACGAACTGATGAGATTTAGCGGCCCTATCTTCCTCGCCTGCCCTCGTGATGAGAAAATGATACTGGACGGCTACAGGGCGGCGATAACGAGCAAGCCCTGGCGGTGACGGAAAACATTATCGACTGCGGCTACCGTTCACGGCCACAGTTCGCTCCCTTCCACGCCCGCAAGCAACGCTTTGCCGCAATCGTGGCGCATCGACGGGCAGGCAAGACGGTAGCCTGCATCAACGACCTGCAAGACGGCGCATTGAGGTGCCCTAATGTCCGACCACGCTTCGCTTATCTTTCCCCATACCTCAAGCAAAGCAAAACTGTGGCTTGGGATTATCTGCGCGCGGCTATGTCTCCGCTTCGCGGGTTGGGCGCTGAAGTTAACGAAAGCGAATTACGGGTCGATTATCATAATGGAGGGCAGGTCAGACTTTATGGCGCTGACAATGCCGACGCATTACGCGGAATCTATCTTGACGGCGTTGTCCTCGACGAGTTCGCCGACATGGACCCACGAGTCTGGGCCGAAGTCATCCGCCCTGCACTAGCGGATAGACAGGGCTGGGCCGTATTCATTGGCACGCCCAAGGGCAGAAATGCCTTCTACGACATGTGGAAGCGGAGCCAAGAGGAAGAAAACTGGTTCTCGCTGATGCTCAAGGCGAGCGAGTCAGGGTTGATTGCCGAGAGTGAGTTAGCCTTAGCGCGGCGGGACTTGAGCGAGGACCAGTACGAACAAGAGTTCGAGTGCAGTTTTGATGCGGCCATCGTCGGAGCTTACTACGGCAAGCTGATGCAGCAGGCCGAGGCGGACAAGCGAATAACGGGAGTGCCCTATGAACCTGCAAGCCAAGTCTGGACCGCATGGGACTTGGGTATTCGAGATGCTACTGCAATCTGGTTCGCACAGGTTGTTGGTCGTGAAATCCGAATCATCGACTATTACGAAGCATCCGGCGTTGATCTGGGACACTACGTCAGAGAGGTTAACAACCGACCTTACAGTTACGGCGGGCACTTCGTTCCGCATGACGCGCAGGCGAAAGAGTTGGGAACGGGCAAAACTCGCCTGGAAGTTCTGGAAACACTTGGACTTAGAAACGTCACAGTAGCCCCGATGCACCGGGTGGAGGACGGTATCAACGCCGTCCGCGTGATGATTCCGAAATGCTGGTTTGACAAGACCAAATGCGAACGCGGGATTGAGGCGCTCAAGCTCTACCGGGCGGAATACGACGACAAGCTACAGGCATTGAGGCCGCGCCCCGTTCACGACTGGGCCAGCCATGCTGCGGATGCGTTTCGGTATCTGGCGCTGACGCTGGACCGGGACGCGATCAATACCGGCTTTGGCCGCAAGCTCAACTATTCGGACGCGGGGTTCGTTTGATGCTGGATTGGCTGGACTTTACCGGTGATTGGGTAAGCAGCCTGGTTCTTTGGTTCTGCGGCATTTTGGTTGCCGTGGCCTTAGGGCTCATCGCGGGCTTAATTTACGACGCAGCAACTGCCGAGATCTTCTCGCTTCGCAAGGACTCATGGACCTGTGAGCGCAGCCAC